GGGTTAGATGGAATATTAGGATCTGGAATGAAGAAACTTCCTTGGAGATACGCTCCAATATCACTAATAAGTCTTAAATTAGTGATCGTTGCTTGTGCTCCACTAGTTTGACCTACTAGGGTCATTTCTGGTGCAACATATCCAAAGAAATCACCTTGTGGTTGATTGGAAAGGGAGAATGTATCTATGTTGAGAAGAGTGGATGTTGAAGAATAAGTTTCGGAGAGTGGTTGACCATTGTATGGGTTCTCTCTGTAAACTACATCGGGAGAATCATAAACACCTTCCCTATGATTTGCCTGTGCAACTCTGAAAGTAATTCCAGGTGCTCCAGGAGCAAGTCTTTGGATACCAACTTCTTTTGGTCTACCAACTACGGTCTCTCCAACTTGGAAAGTACCCGATGTCATGGCAATCTCAAGGAGTTTGGGTACGCAATACTTACTTACGTCCTGACCATCAAAGAATGGATACAATCTCGTCAATGGTTTCACTTTCTTAGCAAAGAATGAGACGTTTCTAGATCTCATGAATGGAATCACATCACGACTTACAGTTCTGTCGCCAATAGATTCCATGTCAAACTGCTCAGTAATCTGGGTTCTAGTTCCCTCTCTAGACATTACACCAGTGTCTCTTACCTCACGGAGAGTTTCTTCAACAACATTAACATTAACCTGTCTAGTCCAACTTCTTTGTCTACCACGTCCACCATGACCTTGGATATTAACTTGTGCCTGGAAGTTATCAAAATTACCATCGGTTCTTCTTCTTGTAGATTCGATGATTTCCTGACCAGTCCAGTTGGTTTCCCAAGCGTTCCAAATTGTAGGACCAAAACCAGTCTGTGGATCGATTCCTTGCTCATCAACCATTCTGTTGAAGGTTTCTGCATAGTTACCTTCAGTTTGAATAACTTTGGGTTCAAGTCTTACGGTATCAATCCAAGTATCTGTCGCTGGAATCAGTTCAAGACTTCCTTGCCAGAAACTGATAAGGAAAGGAGTTACGCTTTCGGTTCTAGTAGCAAAGTTTTGTGCCAACCACTCAACTTCTGCATAGTCAAGAGTAATAATATCATTTGGCGCTTTTCTAATATTGACACCTTCGGGTTGAGCGAATCTAAGATCTTCTGTAGCATCAACACCTTCGACAGGGCCTTGAATAAGGTCCGTAGAAGTTGTATAGTGAGCAGGTCTCAATACTTTACTAGGTGCGTCAATACTATTCTTAAATCCATCAGATCCTTCTTGTGCCTGAACAGAAGTAAAGTTATCGACAAAGAATCCAGACTTAAATCTATTTAAACCCTCTTCATCAGGAATAAAGAAGTTGGATGTATTAGTCTCAAGAAGAGACAGAGATGTATAATACTCAAGATTCTTGATTCTCTGCTCAAGTTTCCCAATATCATCCATTCTAAATCTCTTATATTTCAAGAAATCTAGTTGCACATCAGCTACATTGTACAGATATGGGGGAATAAATGCTGTTGCAATTTCAAGAGCATCTGCAACACCACCTGGTTTTTCTGGAAGTTCTGCAGGTTCACCATACTTGACTAAGAATTTTCCATCTCTAGTAACATACAGTCTGTCAATTCTTGGAAGATAGAATGAATATGAGATATCAAATGAATCATCAGAAACAAGAACGCTTGAAGAATTTCCAAGTCTATTAAAAGATCTTCCATAGAACTCAAATGGAGATCTAGCACCTTCAGTTATCGCAAAGGTAGTCGCTGATGGTCTTACGTCAAGAATATCGGTATTTCTAACTCCATCAATACTTCTAATTTCTGTAGTATAATCAAAATCACCATAAGAGTTTGCGGTTACAAAATCTCCACTATCACCCTCTTCAAAGTATGCATTTACAAAATAGGCTTTTAATTGCTTAGATGCTGGTTCAACACCCTCTCTTCTAGTAATAGATCCATGTCCAAAGAAAGTGCTTCTTTGTCCACTATTAAATTTGTAATTCTTGGATACATCGATACTTGGTTCATCTAATGTTCCAACAATTCCATTTATACCAGACTCATCAAATACCAGAGTCTCTCCCTCTTCAAAATTGAAATCATTGACTCTGATAAAGGAAATTTGAGTATCAGAAAGTATCTCAGCAACTATACCCTTTGCTTTACTTGTAGATCCAGTGAACTTCTCTCCAACTAAAAGATCTGAAGTGTTTGCACTTGGTCCTGTCAGAGTATTGAGAGTAGTTGTTGGGGCAGACGCCTCATCAGTGTCTCTGGACTCATAAATTGCATGAAGACCAATAACATCAGGTTCGTTTAGTGAAATTCTACTATCTTCAACTCTGGTTCCGAATGGATAGTTTCCATAAGTAAGACCATTATTGAGGGTAGTCAGACCAATACCAGAACCTACAAGTTTAGACTTATTAATAACTATACTGTTTACTCTATTCTTTCTCTTAGTCTTTGAAGTTGGTTTGACCTTCTTGATAGAGTATATCAGTTGAGAACCAGTGTCAGCACCGCTCAAATTGCGGATTTGCATCTTGGTGTTAGAGAGAGTGAAGTCAAACTTATCAGCGGTAAGAACTTCTGCAGTTCCGTCATCACTTCTAATCAGAGAATATCTTTCTTCATCAAATGGAAGGAAGGTCTCATTCTCATCCAACTCAATAGCAGCGGACAGTTCTCCATCGGCAGTGATGTTGACCGTTGCATATTTTCTAATGTTAATATGAGAATCGTTGACATTAACTGTCGCAATGTGATCTTTAGGTAGAGGAGTATAAAGACTATCATCAACTGATCCAGACAGTTGTGTCTCGATACGTCTCAGATCAGATACACTAATTCCACCCGCAGTTTCTGGAAGTCTTCCTTGACAGATTCCAGATACGGTTGTAACACCAGTAACTACAACATTGGACGTATTGACAGTCTTGACTCTAGCAAATACTGGATCTGTAAATGTTTGTGCAGTATCTGTACTTGTATATGAAACAAGATCACCAACCTCAAGAATCCCTGGGAACTTGGCAAAGGTGGAAGTTATGGTGCTTTCTCCTGAGGAGTTCACAGTGGTGATATCTGCAACACCAATGGGTTGTGTTGCCGTTTGAATAACGTCAGCAGCGAAAGTTGTTCCTACGCCAACTTTACCATAGACTGACTGAACGTCAGACATACCAAATTCAGTAATAGCAACAGCAACTCTACCATTTGATACGCCATTAAACTTAAATCCTTCAAACTTATTGAAAGTTCCAGAAGTATCATACAATGTGATTTCATTGGAGTCAGTAATAGAATCCTTCAGGAATCCAGTTGCTCCACTTGCAGTTCCTTCAACAAACAATGGAGTTGTTAAAGTTGTATTCTCATTCAGTTGAATCTTAGTAATTGTCTGAACGTCAAACAGAGCAAGGTTCCACTGATTAAGGTCACTATTTGATGTGTTATATGAACCAGACTCTAGTCTGAAATCATACACTCTAGCAACACCAATTTCTTCTCCAGCAGGTTCTGTTTGTGCAACTCCAACTGCACCACCAACAGAACCAACTCTCTCACTTCTTAAACTTACAGTATATGTGCTTCCAGCAGCTACAAGAGGAGCACCATAAACTCTATTCAGTTCAAGAGTTGCACCAGTATTGTAGAAAACAGACTCACTATCTACAGTTTTTGTAGTTCTAGTCTTGGGAGCATCTAAAGCAGTCGTACTAATAGTCTCAACTTCATATCCTTGAATATATGCTTTGCCAGGAGAGACTGTATATAGAGCAAGACTTTCTCTAGGAACACTACCACCAGGGGTCAGTTGTCCCTCTTCAAGAACACCTCTATTTCCTTCTCCATCATTCAGAGATTCTTTGCATCTTACATCAAATGGTTTTACATAATAGTTTCCAGACTCGTCATATGTTCTTCTTGCTAACTCATCTGCAATTAAGTTATATTGTGTTGTCTTCTTCTTAGATCTTAAGATTCCGTTCTCAATAACAGCAAGTTCTACGAAGTTCTCATCGTTGAAATCGGTAAGAGGCTTCTTGAAGAGACTTGTAGTTACTCTAAGTCTATCAGCACCAGGTGCCGCATAGTTATTGTATCCTTGTGAATTATCTGTTAACGCCTCATCTTGATCTGGAGTGATGATCTCCTCAAGAACATATAAACCAACTCTATATGATGGTGTGTTTGAATATTGGTCAAGAATCAGAGTTTCGTCAGCAACATTGACGAATTGTCCTCTGATGAAGTAAACTCCATTGACAATAGAGAATGAAGAACCTGTTGAGGTTGCATCTTCTGCCAAAGTAGAACAAAATGGCTCTCCAGAAGCAATAATTTCATTACCAAGAAGACCACTTACAATATCACCCTCTGCTGCAATGGTTTCTCCATTGAAAAATACTTGGGTGGAATTATCCTGTGTGCTAGAACCAAGATAACTTACATAAAGGGTTGGATTTCCTCTTTCAGAATCTGCAGAAGACAAAACACTGGAGACTGTCGCAGTGACTCCAGATCTTTGTCCTGTGATCTTTAATCCAATCAATTGATCCAAGTATGCATCAACAGGCACACCTTGGAACGTAATGTTTAATTCAACTGCAAAATAATTCTGACTATATGCAGTATTGCCTGGAATTACCTTAGCACCCTCTTTAAAGAAATGCTGCCCAAATCTTTCAATCTGATTCTGAAGAATCGATTGAAGGGAAGTTAGTTCTCTTGCCTGAACTGGATATCCAGGTTTGAACAGTACTCTATGATAGTTGTCCGTAGGATCAAAGTCATCATAATATGGGGCAACATTGAGATTTGTAATTTGCGACATAATTCCTTATTAGAATTGTAATATAACCTTGATGTCTTCTTTTTGATTGGTTGATCTTGTCACGTTAGGTCTATTGTCAACATAAATGATATTGCCAGAGAATTTTGCAACCTCAGGGTTTGCAATTCCATTAGTAAATGATTGACCAAGGTAGAATGTTCTATTATTTATTACGGTTGATACACCCGTAAATGTGCTGTCAATTGACAATCCACCAGATACAGATCCACCGATAATCGTCAAATCACCGCCTGTTCCTGGAGATGAAGTGAAGTCAACCTGATCAAAACCATATTGTGGATTTGTGCTTGCTACACCAACAGTTGTAAATCCAGACTGGGTTCTATCTTGCCAGATCTTCAATACTCCAGTTGATGAATCATAGTTAACGACTCTTCCAATTGCAGTAGTTCCCGTGGAAACTGTTTGTGATACAAAAGAGTCTGCCGTATAAGTTGCAGAACTGTATCCAGCACCAGTCAATCTCAAAGCAGTGACTGCGCTAGCTTTGTCTCCTTGGAAAGGTGAACTAGTTCCGTAGGTATTTGGTGCCTCTACAATACCAACTCTTGCTACCTGGTTTCCTGTGATAAAATCAGGATTCTGAATATCATTTTCAAATCTAGAATAGAGAAGAACATTCTTTGTTCCAAGTTCTCTAAAGATGTCTGCGCCGTGTCCGCCTTTTGGACTAATAATTACATCAAGTTCAGGAAGTGTAGTTCCTGTTGGAACTCCACCTGCAGCAAGATCAACATTTCCCCAGGTATAACCAGAACCTTGATTAGAAATAACAACGCTATTGATTTGTGAATCAGCGTTCATTGTAATGGTACATTCTGCACCAGTTCCATTACCCTTGATAGGTACATTATAATATGCTGTACTTGCCGCACCAGCACCTGATCCCCTATTGTTGATAATTACAGTCTTAATTGAACCATTTACAGCGTTGTCTCTAACTGCAGCATTCTCTGTAGACGTAAACCAATCACTTGGAACGGGAATGTAATTTGTAGAATCAAATTTTACAATATCAGAAGGACTGATAGTATACAGATACTTCCAAATATAACCGTCTCCACTTGCACCTGCTGCTCTTGGTTCGAGATCAACGAATGTTGGTTCATCAAGAGATGGGGCACCATTTGGATTCTCTGGTGACGTTCCATTCTGCAGACAGATATAAACTCTATACTCACTGTTCATTACATAGAAGAATGAACCGTAGAGATTGGTTGCACCTGAAACCTTAGCACTATTTGATGTCGTATAATCGTGGCGATACAGATCATATGTATTACCAGATCTCCAAGTAATCTTGGGTACGACCAACTTGGCATCGCCAGCAGTGATCTTCTTGAGACCAATTACTGTTTCCCAAACCTCATTCTGATAATCAAAGTTATCAATGGGTGCTGGGGGAGCATTATCCCAATCAGATTGAATATCAGTTGCGTTTGGCAATCCAATAAAAGAATAATAAGAACTACCAGAAGTAGTCACGCCAGACAGAAAGTTCCTGGCGTTCAATATTCTAATTTGATCAGTTATAATTGCAGCCATTTTAGTGGAGTTTTTACTTATTTATTAGTGTAGTTTGAACCAAATTATATTTAGTTGAGATTACCCATAATTGGAAATCTTCAGTGGCAGAGTTCTTCTAAGTTGTGCAGAAGTTGACAGTCCAGTCAAACCATTGTCTAAGTATGAATTGAATGGAGAGGTAGACGTTCTTCCTGCGGTTTCAATCTTACCGAAACTGTAATTACCGAAGTGTGTATTGACTCCAAGTGAAGAGAAGTCATAACCATTGTAACTTAAGACGCTGACCGTAACGTTGACCACAGTTGTTGAACCATATCCAGGCAGAGTCTTTTGTGCCTGTGCTACGGATACCGCACGATATACATTATCCAAGCAAGAGGTTCCGACACCAACTGTTTGCGAACCAGAGAGTGACGTAACACCGAATCCGATATTGGACTCGCTAACGACGAAGTAATCATCTGCAGCAATTGTGGATACGGTATCAGCAGTTCCTACGAGCGTGGCATTCTTGAATGGAGAATCATTTGGAATGAAGAACTGGAAGACGAGTCCAGTTGCAACACCGACGTTTGTTGTTGTAACGCCAACAATAGTTCCAAAGTCACCCGCGAAGGTGATTCCCGCGTTGATTCTTTCAACCAGAGGTGTAGGAGGTTCAATAAGAACTACGGGAGGAGTTGTTGATGCATATCCAGTCTTAGCAGTTCCAAGATTGACCGCAGTAACAACACCGTTGGTGATTGTTGCGGTTGCAGTCTGTCTTTGATCAGAACCGAGACCGACTGGGTTGCCAATAGTAACTGTTGGAGCAGTTGTATAACCGACACCACCATCACTGATAGCAATTGATGTGATTGTTCCAGCAGTTCCGACAATTGCGGTAGCAGAAGCACCAACTCTTGCGTCTTGTGAAATCAGCAGCAGATCTTTTTGGAATTGAACTGAGGTATCATTCTCATTTGCCTGCGTGAACAGAGGGCGAATGTTTTCGACGTAAATTGTAGTAGAACCAACTCCAACAGTTTGAATGATATTTGTAGTTGGGAAGATATTCGCCTTGTATTGAGGTCTATCTTTTGCAACTCTTTTACCGTTGATTACAACATCTTCAGACTGCTTACACCAGATTACTGGTCTTTCCAGATTAATATCTGAAGTATTACCAGGACCATTGTATGCGTTGGTTGTAACTCTATCGGTTGCGTCTACGCTATAAACAAGTCTTGGATCTTCTTCCAGATAGATTGTCTGACCGCGAGATGTGTCATTTACGATCTGGAGAGTATCACCTTCTTTGACGGTCTCAAGAATATCAATATCCTGTACGTCAACATCACCATTTCCTTTGTAGAAGAGAATTTCACAAGTATCACCAGGTTTTGGTGGTTCTGGGAAGATGATTGTACTACCACCTTCAAACTGATAACCTTCGCCAGGAACTTGTAAGATGTTGTTGTAAAGAACAATCAGAACGTCTTGGACATTAACTGGTGATCCCTTAGCGGCAATAATTGAAGTAATATTACCTGCGATTCTTAATTGGAAGTCCTTGGTGACACCATCAAACTCATCAGCAAAGTTGTCCATCGTTTGAAGTTGTCCAATAGACCAAGCAGAGAACTTATCAGTAAACTGCTTCTTAACTTCAAGAGAGAATCTTCTAAAGTCTCCACCAAGAGTTGGATCTGTAGGAATTCCAGTTGCTCCTCCAGTTGGGATTGTAAGAGTCTGACCTGGAGCATATCCAAATCCAGTATTTGATAATTCAAAGTCGGTAACTTCTGATCCAAATCCAACATTAAAGGTAAGTTTTGCTTGTGTGCCAACACCCGTAGATGCTTCTGCAAGACCGTCAGTCTGATAGATCAGAGGAATATTTTCATAAGCGAGAGGTTCTTCAATATTGACCATTGGTGGAATCGTGCTAGTGTAACCACTACCAACGCTTGTAATATGAACTGTTGGGAGGAGATGACCGCCACTGATAGAAGCAATACCAATATGTGTGGTTGTAACGATACCAACAGAACTGCTTGCAACGCCTACCCTTGCAACACCAACAGTTGGGTTGAAGACTCTAACGAATGCAGAGGTTCCTGCAGGGATTTCAACGGATGCTGTGCTTCCAATTCCAATATTGACAGAAGTTGCTCCGACAGAAATAATTGGAGCAGGTCTGCTGAAGAATGTTCCAACACCGATTGAAGAAGCACTACCGACGTTGAATTCAAGAATCTTGAAGACGCTATTCTTATTATCGATAGTCATTACGGTAGCGCCAGCAGCAACTGTAGTTGTAATGGTGGTTTCAATGTCATATGACTCAGCGGCTCTGTAACCAGAACCTGTGCTTCCGATTGTAACTGCGGAGATTGTTCCCGCAGCAGAGACGGTTACAGTACCGCCTGCACCAAGTCTTGGTTGATAACCAAATCCTTCAGAAGAACCAACAGAGACGATTACACCACCAACAGGGAGATTGACTGAGTTGATATCATAGGTTGGAACCTGATTGTCGCCAATGAAGAATGCTGAAGTGATTCCCGAATTCTGTGCAAGAGTAAAGTTGTTATTCAGTCCAGGAACCTGAATAATATCATTGATTAAGACGATTGCATTATCATCTGCATATCCAGTCGTATCTGAACCATCGACTTTGAATGGGAAGGTATCATTGGTTCCATTAAACTGTTCTGATACATCATCAAAGACATAGTTGTTAGCGTATGAGTCAACTGTACCACCTGGAGTTCCACTCTTAAGGAATACTCTTCCTTGGAATGTGGAACTTGTAGTAATACCTGTCCAATCTCTTTCATCTGGTGGATTTGTAGTTGTAGAGAGTGGATTGTTACCGTAAGGTGCTTCAACGAAGTTCAGAGTATTGTTGACAATGTTATAGTTTCCTTGAACTTTAGTTGCAACTGTGCCAGAACTGTGCGATACGCGAAGAGTTCCTAACCATCCTCTATCTACCGAAACAACATTGGTACTACCAACACCAACTGATCTTACCTTCATAATTTCATCTTCGACCTGAAGAAGATCGCCTCCAGTAATCGAAGTGATACCTGCGAGATAAAGATCATCGGAACTGGACAGGAATTGTTGAACAACAGCAAATGTAACTGCAGTTCCAACAACAGGAGATTGGATGTAGTTGTCAACAGCGATCAGGCACTTAGCGTTCTGATTGGTTGCTGTAAATCTGTGAGAATTACCAATACCAACTGAAGTAATGTCAAAGTATTCTGGGATAGTCTGAAGTGCTTTTGCTGGAGTATCTGTAAGTCTGATGTTGTTGGCATCGACTTTAATGACATATGCCGTAGAAGGCATTTTATCAGTAACTCCAAAACCACTTACATTCTGAGAAGCGATGTTAATATTCTCTGTTGTACCAGCACCTAAAGTCGAATAAGAAATCTTCTCACCAGTTACAAAGAAGTGATTTGGAAGATTGATTGCATCCTCTACAGCAGAACTAGAAGAGGCACCGATAGCAACCGCATCTTCTGCATCAACATATCGCTCAAATACGTTATATCCTTGATAGGTTAATCCAAATGCTCTCTTAACGTCAGCAGTAGCAGCGGTGTATGGACCAAACTGCGACTTAATGTATGAAGCAGGTAAAAGAAGTGTGTTGTCTGCGGCATCTGGATCATTGTTTCTAATATGGTTATAGAAACCTCTAATCTCAACATTTCTATTTGCAGCAGGAGTGAATGTCAGAGTTGCAAAGTCTCCCGAAGTGCTAGTTCCAAAGGTTCCAAGTCCACTGCTTGGAGTCAAATCACTAGCAGCATATCCATATTCATTATGGAAAGTTGTAGTGGGGAAGTCTGGACCTTGGTCAAGAACAAGAAGTTCTGAGATTTGGTGTTGGTTGTTGTCTGGGTCAGATACTTCAACAATGTAGTAACAACCATTAAATGCGTCATTGTTATGGAACGCAATGTTAGTAGCAGTTGGAGAACCACTTGCGGAGATTGATACGGGATCAAATGCACCGATTACAGCGTGCTTCAGACCGAATGAACCAATACCTGCTCCCTCCGAAGAAATTGCGACAATATTGGTTGCAACAGTACATGCAACAGAGACACTTGCATCTGGAGTAAAGTCAATCTTAATATCTGATCCATCAATGTATGGGAAGAACGTTCCAAATCCTGCTTGATTTGAATAGTTTGTAAAACCACTAGTACTACACAACTGACCATACTGAGAAATTCCTACAGTAGAACCATCATGGATAAGAGTAATTTCTACAAACTCTTGCTCTCCATCAGCAAGGCAGACTTCTGCAAGAATCTTAGCCCCTTGATATGTTGATCCAAAACTGACGATATTGGTTGCTGATCCTGGGTTACAAGTTGTGAATCCTGATTCAACAGCAACGGAACCACCAAAGTGGGTATTGATTCCACCAGCATCTGCACCGACAGCATACTGTACTACAAAGATATTGTAGTTATTATCTTCCCACTTAGTTGGGTAGAATCTCAAAGTGCCAGTGTTTCCTGTTGCGGAGAATTCAAAGTCTCCAAGATGCCCTACAGTTTCAATATCACCATATTGGTTGGAATATCCTTCACCATCAGCGTTAGTGAGAATAGTAACCATTCCAAGTTCTGCTTCATTATTATATTGTACATCTTGGATATAAACGACAAATTTATTCGCTTTAACATCATCCATATTCCAGGATGCAATTTCATTAAATCTTGTCGTTCTTGGATTGCTATTGAACGTATCTGCAACATTATCAACATTAAGAACTCTGTTGCCAGTTGACTGAGAATAGTCTGTCAGAATTTGATTTTCAAAGATAATCTGATCTGACATTCCTTCATTATAATTTTCTCTTACATTATCAAAGTTGTAGTAGCAATTAAGATCGATATCGCTAATAAAGTCGATAAGTCTGTCAAAGTAAGTAGTCGTTCCAAGACCAACAACAGCAGGTCCACCATCAGCAGTTGTTTCTACGACCAAGTTAGAGAATCTCTTAAATCCAGAAGTATGGTTCAATGAACCGACGAGTTCATCCCAATCTTCCATGTCAATTCTAGACTTCAGAGCATAAGAGAACTTCTGATAATAGTCGCTATCCTGAATGACCTGTCTACTGTCATTAAGGAATCCACTTACGTCATCCCATCCATTTTCAAACCTAGATGTGGCATCAACATCATAATTTGCTGCAAATCTAATAGCAGAAGAAATAGTTCCTCTAGAACCAGAAGACTGACCTTCAACGATATGGCCTTCTGTAAACTCCTTACTGGTTCTTACTTTCAGATATCCATTTCCACCATCCCAAGACTCAACAACACCCGTCATAGTGGAATCATCTAAGCAAATAATATCTTCTCCAGCAATAAATCCAGTTGAAGTCAACGCAACATCAAATTTTGGGAAGTGCTTCTCTGGAATAATTCTTCCTGCAGATTTCAGACTATTAAATGTACCTGGCGATTCTCCATCTTCAAGAAACTCTGAAAGACTAAATGCCATTGTGCCAATTCCACCCACATTTGCATCAACTGCAGTAAGAGTGAAGAGTTTGTAGTTATAATCTGCACTATTATATCCTCTTCCAGTAGGAACAAGTTGCACAGCACCCTGGACAGTTGAAGCAATACCAACACTGGTGCTTTCTACCATAACCTTATCACCAACTTCAAATGGGAAGGTATTGACAGTAGTAAACCCAGTATTCAGAGTTACATAGACATCTTTGGTTGAGGAGTTGTATGACAAGGAAGAAATGCCGACTCCGTTGGTATTTCCAGTTGGAAGTAATGTTGGTTCTACAGGAGTAATACCAAATGTGTTTCTTACAATCGTGAGTTGATTAGTTCCAAATTTAAATTCAAGATCAACTTCTGTTGATTGTTCTCCAGTTTCTCCATCAAAGAGAAGAATTTTTGGAGCAATAGATCCATAACCATAACCATAAGAAGTAATTCCAACGTTATCAAGAATTGCAAGTTTATCAATCTTGAGAATTTCGGGAAGTTTGGCAGTTGGTCTTAGAGTCTTATCATATGGATAGTCAAATCCAATACTTCTCAGTCTGGTTTTTTGAACAACACCAATCGTATTGCTTGAAATTTCAAATGCTGCATTAGAACCAATTCCAGTAGTAACACTAGAGATTCTTGGGAGTTTCTTATAGTTTACTCCGCTATTGAAAGTTCTCAGTTCTGCAATCGATCCAATTCCAGTTCTAGATGACGTTGTATAATTGATCAATCCACTTGTAGAAGTGTATGAGTTCTTTTCCGGAGCTTTTGGTATGAAATACTGGAATTCCGTGGGAGTAGTTACAGAGACGTTATACTTTCCAGAATAATCGCTAGTAAGAACCTGAAGTTGATTGTAGTTGTAAATCAACTTGTCACAAATAACCTCAGACTTCCTGGTTGGTAAGGTATCATTGTTAATTGGAACCAAAGTGTAGTAAAGTACTCTTGGAGTCTCTTCTCTAAGAGTAAGCGTGACTTTACCGTCAAGACCAACAGTTCCCGTTGTAACAACATCAAAGTCTTCAGTAGTTTCGGGTTTGTTGTACTCTGTTGTGAACCTTTCATCAATGAAGATGCCCAACTTAAACGCGGGGTACTGAATACTGTTTGACGTGAAAGAAAGACTCGAATCTGACATGTCAAACTCTACAGTCTGATCCTTGTAAAGTTTAACTGGTGGGTTAATTGGTGAGAATGTAGAATCCTGCGCCTCAGAAATGTTCAATACGGTTGGTACATTCTTTGTAGCAGTTTCATAAGTAGATGCTAACTGAATAGTATCTTTGTCATTGATAATGGCATAGTAAATTGCCTGATTAGTCAATCCACCTGCTGGAGTTGATGCTGAGTAGATTAATGCCTGACCTTCAGCATAACCATGATCGGCAATTGTAATTTTATTGGTAATAGTTGAGATGCCAGCAGCAAGGACATCTTTTTTGTTGATAACTACTCTTCTGTTGAAGTCATTATAAGATACTGCAACAGTAGCAGCAATAGAAGGTCTTACGTCAACGAATACAGTGTCTGTTGCTTGAAGTCCATGAGTGGATGAAGTTGCAACAGTTACGACATTCTTGGAAGAAGTTACTGTAATTACATTTGGATAAACTGTAGTAAAACTATGGTTCATTCCTGTTCCAACACCAGTGAAGAACACTGTGCTTTGGGATGAGGTCGTAGTTCCGACACCAACAAACGTTCCTGTAGAACCAAGACCGACTTTGACTGTTGCAATGCCAATAAAGTCGTCTGTCAGTCTTGCAACAAAGACTCTTTGTCCATCTTGGAGTGTAGATGCGACTCCGACGTTGTTTGGTTCGTTGTAGACGATACCAGCACCACCATTCAAGTTATATTCCAGTTCATCACCAGTCTTCAATCCATGTCCTGGAATATAAAGACTCTTAGCAGGAGCAAAGACGTTAGTAGCACCAGATCCAGGATTTACAAATACAATTGTTGTTCCTACACCAACTGCTGTTCCAATAGCGACAGTATTTTGTGGATCAAAATACAATTCTCTATTACGCTGGAAATCAAAAGTCGTTTTAAACCCAATTGTAGCACTGAACTTTCTAGCATCCTCATTTCCAAGAGCGCCTGCAGTATGTGCTGCTCCAGTTGTGCTAGCAACCTCTCTCAGAACCCTAAGTCTACTTGATATTCTGTCAATATTGAGAACTTTGACTTTTTCATCATCTACCTCAAAGATATCATTCTCTTCAATACCATCGAGTCCATTTGCATAGATTGGAAAATAGGTTACGATTCCTGTTGCTCCAACTGTTCCAATAGCAGATCTCAAAGCAAAAGATCTCGTGGAAATACCAACTCTGTAGACACCTGCAAGGTCAACTTTTGAAGTGCTTACTCCACTAATTGAAACAAGTTCGGATTTAGTATATCCATGAGGATCTGCTGCATAAAGTAAGTAATCTCCTGATTTATCACCAGGAACAACCTCAACATTATTTGTCTCCGTAGTTGCACAACTAATCTGCGATACTTCTTTACCACCAACTTTAGACACTCTAATGTCAACACCAAATCCATCGGTCCCTGCATCTTGGAAAACCAGAGCATCGTCTACCTTATAGTTTCTTCCGCCAGTTAGAATACCGACATAATCAATAGAACCAGGTGAAGCATAAGTAACTTCCGAAATCTGGTTGTTACTGAGTTTGTATGGTCTTTCAACATACTGATATGATGCAATATCTTCATCCAGATTGTAATACTTGGTGTTTCTTATCCAACCATTTGCTTGAATATCATAAGAATCCTGATTAGAAGATTTTTTGTAATTGAATGGACAAGGAACAGAATGTAAAGACTTACCAATCAAATATGGGAACTGTGGTTCTTTGTACTTTGCAAAAGGACCCTGGGAATTAGTAGTCTCAGATAATGTTGAGAAATAAGCGTATGTTCCATTTGGAAAATCTGGAGTTACGCAGAATCTACCATTATTTTCATCAAGAACTCTATCATCGGAAGATGCAACGTATGTATAGTCTTCTACAAAGAATCCAGCGGGATAGACTGAGAGGGGTGGTCTATTTGGTTGTATTGACAACTCATACCCAGATCTCATCTGAGCAACGATGCCACCAGACTTGTTAATATAACCAAATGGTCCATAGATTGGATTGCCATCATAGGCCCATCCAATAATTGCGGAGTGGTTCTTTGAGGTCAGTTTTTCCGCACCATTCTCAAGAGTGAGGTCTGAGTTATTGAACTGAGTTACTCCATCTAATGTTTTTGTATACAGTTTCTGCCTCAAAAGTCTAGGACTGTACAAATGAACATACTGAATGCCATAAGCAGAATCAAGAGAACTATCTACAAATCCATCATCGGATTCTACGTTTACGATATTTTTTTGATAATTGTTTATATTCCAAGTTTGAAGAACTGGTTCAAAGAGAACACCTTCTCCAGGATATGTTACGACGATAGAGGTCTCTCCAGCAATATAACCTTGTCCTTTGTTGAGAACGTTAACTCTAGTAATTTGTCCCCCAGAAATCTCTGGAACCAAAACACAAGCAGATCCACTGTCAGATACTACATCAACTCTTGGAATAGCATTGATATTTTTGCCACCATTTTGGACGATTACTTCGATAATCTGACCATTGGCATCAACCACTGGATCTAATTGTGCAGACGATCCAGTTTGAACGATTACTTCGGGTGTGCGAATATGGTTGATAACTTCGGAAGAACCATAACCAACTCCCTTATCTTCCAGGTTTACTGCAGTAATTGAACCTGTAACAACAGGATTGAATGTTGCTCTATAATCATCTGCAGAAATAGTTCCACCAATACCAATTTGACCAGCAACTGTTACGGTAATTGCGGGATAATTGAAACTATGAACACCACTGTATGGTGTGGTGAGATTTACATATGTCGCTTGTCTATAATTCTTTTCTGGATCGACTGTAGGACCAACTTCGGATAATTGAATAGTATTGTTGTCTACAACGGTGACATAGTATTCCGTTCCAGAAGTAAGACCACCAATAACTGTTTCACTGGTAGAATATACAATCTTCTCTCCAGAAGAATATCCGTGATCAGTAATTGTAAGGCGATTCAGTGCTGTAGATATACCAGAAACTGTTGTCTGGTTTGTTTCATATCCAGTTCCTGGATTTACAACGTTAATTGCACTTATAACTCTCTTAGGATTCTCTGCAAGAAGAGTATGTCTTCCAATACCATATCCAGTCAGTGTTACTGTAGCAATGCCGGCAACAGCATCGTCATATCTGTTATAAAGTTTGACTGTAGTGGCATTCTCGACAGAAACGTAGTATGATGCGCCCGTAACAAGTCCAGTAATACCATCACCACCATTGGATTGGTAGATTACCTTATCTTGATCTCTGAATTTGTGATATGTATTAAACCCAATGCTATTGTCTGTTAAGTTGACCAGATTAAATCTAGCATCAGCATTAAAGTCTACTGCATGAGTGATAAGTTTGGTATTTACGTCTGCAGTAGCACCTTGACCATTACCACCAGTGATAGTGACAGTAGGAACGTCAACATAGTCAAAACCACCATCAAGAAGATCAATTCTATCAAATGATCCATTGACCCTAACGTGTCCAGTAGCACCAACACCTGTTACGTCTGAAATTACAAGGTTTGGTGGATTAATTACATCATAACCACCACCAGAACTGTCAACAAAGATTTTTTCTAATTTATTGTAATGAATAAAGTCGGTTGACTTATAGTTAAGTACCTCTACTCCGTCTGCAAGAATAGCATTCTTTGATCCTGGTACAGTTTCGGTTCTACTCAGGTTATTATTCTGCTTAGGGATCTCTCTAAACAGTTTTTGGTTCTCTAGGTCTTTTCCATAAAAATCATAATATACAATAGTGTTGTCAGTGACAGTAATTGGTTCAGTAGTTATGAAAGTGTTGTTATAGAGTTCGGTTTTACTTTTTGCTAACTTAATCTCTGTTGGGTTGTTAGTTCTCTTTACAAAATAGATTCCTTCTTCAGCAATACCATCCTGAACAACAGTTGTTGTGATAGTATTGCCATCAATGTCTGTAGATGTTGTTGTTACAACCTGTGGTTTGTAATAAACGGGATCACCAGTGTAAAAACCATGATCACCAGTGGATACAATCTTAAAAGTATCTGTTGCAGCAGTTCCTGTTGGTGGGAATGTGCCACTGAAAGTTATAGTGGGATTTTTTGTCTGTAATTTAGTGTCAAAGTTTGGAAGAGACGAGGTTGCTACTAAAATGTCGTCTCTTCTTTTATATACGTTCTGTACGTCGGTAACTAAGTTATCTACGCCGAAATTTTTGAAGTCTGCTTTTGACAGAACTCTCCTAATGGTTAAAGATGACGCGGGATAAGAACCAAGATTGCCCTGGTCACCGAAAGTAACCTCTTTTGCTCCAGTTACCGAATATATCTTTCCAGTGACACTTAATCCACCACTTCCAGTGATAGAAATCTTATCTCCAACCTTGAAGATGTGCTCAGACGTTAAAGTTGCTCTATATCTGTAACTAGCAGAATTGATCAGTTCAAGTTTCTCTGCTTTATAACTTGTAGCAGAGTTAAATACCCAAGAATTCGCCGCAACGTCCTTTGCGACAGTACCAAGAGTCTGTACTAGGATGACATCATCCTTTTCGTAATATTTGCTGTTCAACTGCTGCGACATATCTGCCTTAGAGACATTTTTACTTATTTAGTACCCGTATCCACCGCCTCCTCCGCCACCTGAGCCGCCAGATGTTCCACCACTAGTACCTCCACTAGCGGCACCAGTGCTAGTTGTAGTGCTCGATGTATTGCTGCTGGTTGTCGAAGCAATTTGTTGAGTTGGGGTTGTAGAGACGGTTGCAGACGCTACACTTGGGTTTTGTAGACTTTCTTCCTTGGTATCGTATATGTATGCATGTGCAGTTCTTACATGCTTCGCTCCAACCATCTTTCTATCCATGTGAACATGATATGGACCATAATATGGATTGCCATCTACCCATCCAACCAGTTCTCCAGCATGGAAGTCTGATAAAACATTAGTAATCTTCATTTGTACCACTTCTCCAGTGTTCAATGTTACAGAAGCGGAGGTATTGACTCCAACTGGAGTATTATCACTAACCCCATCAGTTAAACCAGAAAGACCATAGAACTGTGTTAATGATTTTGAGGTGTAGGTTACAATTCCAATAGTTCTATCAGCATAAGTGACATTTAATTCGCCAGACTTTGGAAATCCTACAGTTGAATCAACATCAAAGGTAGTCGCATCTTCTGTATAATCTCCAATCAGTCTTGTTTTGGGATATGCCACAAAAGAACCATACTCTGCACCATCATATTGAAGGTCCCTATTATAGTTTGCGTCAAAACTGACTTTATAGTAATCTGTTGATGCCCCACCAACTAAAATTCTTTCTACACGAACAATTGGGGCATATGATTTGAAGATAGTATCTTCATATGCATTTTGATATAACGTATATCCCTCAATATCTTCAATATTACCAGCAACTGGTTCTACGATCATATCTCTGGTAATATTATACAGAGAATTTGATGGTGTAAGAAGATTTTCCGATGGCCTGACGATTTCAACGTCCTCACCATACAATGCCTTGAAGAGAATCTTAAATGATTCGTCAGTTCCCTTTGAAGTGTAAAAATCCTTTGCTTGTTTCAGGAAAAGATTCTTATTAAGAGTGCTGAAGAGTTTAGTATCTTCTAATCCAGGGAGAAGTTGATATTTTGCCTTCGTTAAAAACTTAGTAAGGAAACTAACGCTTAAGTTTTCAACAGTATCGAGTTTTGAATGAGTTTCTGCTAGAGTATCAGAAAAAACGAACTGGTCATTGGTCGTATTGTGAACATAACCCGACCATCCACGGACACATCCAGTAAATTGATACGTAGACTTTCCTGTATATGTGATTACCTCATTTCCAATCCTAAGAAGACCATATTGGTCGGGAAATCCAGCAGTACTGTCTACAGATATGGTAGAAGCACTATCAGTAACATCAGTTCTCAATCTTGTTGAATTGATTGTAGTCGCATTCGTATTGAGTTTGATATATCTGTCAATATTTTGAATTAAATCAACAGGTGCCCCTTGAAACTCTTGGGACAAGTAGTATTGAGATAAAAACTCACCAAGAAGAGGGAACTCATCCCGAACATAGTCGGGAAGTTGGTGTTTTACGATAGTTTTGAATTCTACTCTAGTTTCTGACATTTTATGCTCTTACAAGTAAACCATTATTGAAGTTGTAACTTGACGAAACCGTATAAGTCGATGCTGATGGGTCTAATCCAGAGGCAATCGTATCATTAACCATCTCAAATATACTATTGTTTATGTCAAGTTGAAGATAAAGGTCTTGAAGACCTACCACATCATTTGATAGAGGTGCTACTGATATCTGAATAGTTGATTGACCGTCAATAACCTTAAGCGTTGATTGAATATTGATTGGGAAGAGTGTAAGAACTCCTTTTATGTAATCAATGGTGCCAACGTTTCTTCTTACGATTGTTGGAATCGTAGAGGTTGGACTATTTAAAGTAAAGAGGAATAATGAACCAGATTGTCTATCAGTATTTGGAGCATCGCCCAGATATACTGTGTTAGCAATACCAGCAACTCTAAATCCACTAGAACGGATATTGAATCCATCTATTGAGGAGATATGGAATTGGTTACCAAACCCTATAGAGTACTCTGCGAGTTGGTTAAGGGCAGCCCTAACGTCTCTACGCATCGCTACAGACGTAATGTTGGATGTAACCGAATCATGGCTATCATCAATCAGTTTTAAGAACTTACTGTACTTAAATCTTGCTCCATACTTATTCATTTCACTTGAATCAGCATAAGCATTCGCATTATTCTGAATAATCGAAGAAACTTCAGATGCAGATGTTGCTTGATTTTTGTTATAGTAGATTTGTGAAGTAGTTTCGAGATACAAATACTTCAAATCAAGGATTTCTGGGACAATTCCAGCAACAGCATACTTTTTCAGGTCTCTTTTGATATTTTCTTTGATCAAGTTAGGCAAAAATTCGCCACTTCTAGGTTTGATGCTGATAAAAACCTTACCATACTGTGGTGGAACCAATTCTTCACCACCAAAAACAGAAATTGACTCAGTTTCTGGATAAATTTTTGCTGGAATTAGAGTTTCATAGTCATTTGCGGTCAATGCGCGGTTCTGAGACGCATAAATCCTTGGTGCAAACTTCTTAATTGAGTCAACTTTCTCAATTGCATCTCCGCCATCAGATTCGATGTCAGTTGTAAGCAGTGAAATGCCCTGAGTGACCGTATATTCGACTCCATTTCTCACATAAGTCATTCTTCCGTTAAATCTGAACGCACTTACACCGTTTGAATCACCTCCAGTGGTCGTCAGGTAGTCAATATCAACAACATTTCCTTCAGAAAGTGCTTTTCCAAAGATTCCATCACCAAAAATGATCTCATAACGCTCATCTTCAACTTCTTGAAGGAAAAATACTCTTGAATCTCCGTCAATATCAAACAAACTGTCCTGGCGAGTGTAAGTTTGTTGTGCAGTACCACTGTTTGTACGTACTCTGACTCTAATTAAGTCAGTATCAGCACCTGCATTGTTAACTAAGAACCTTTGATTGGGATTTCTGGAACTATATGTGTAAGATTCCGTCAAATAGACGCCTTCATAGATTGGAAGGAAGTCAACTGTTGCAATTCCGTCTACAACAGGGATAGTTACGTCGTCTAAAATAGAGAAAATGTATGATTCGTTGCCAAAAGTACCAGAAGAAGTTGCAATTGGTCCTCTGTTCAATGTAATTGATACTGGTGCGGGTGTAATTCCCGTTGTATCAACGAAAAAACTAATATAAGCAGTAGATGCTTTTCTAGATTTAGGGGTATATCCAATATTTCTTGCTAATGCGACCACATTTTCTCTCAAT